GCTTTCGCCCTTGTCCGGGTATCTGTTTCACTTGGTCACCTTTTGTCTGATTGGTGGCACCGACATATCCCTGTCGGGAGAGCAGATCAATAAATCAGGCAATACATCAAAGATGCAAAGATTAAGTAAAAATAGATTAGCTATGTTAGCTTCTTTAGATTTACATAATTTTACACCTGAGAGGATTGCTGACATATGGATCAAGTATGAAACCGGATTACATAATTCAATTAAGAATAATGGAAAACAGTACACACTAGGACTCTACAAAGATTGTTACACATTTCTACGTAACTATCTGTTGGAGCTTCCAACTCAACCTCTATCGTTCTGTAAGGTAGATTTGAATGGAATACCGAAACCCTTGTGGACATTACGTCCACTCATCAAAGGGGATCGGGATTTAATCCGAATCGCCCTAACTATCGCTCGTTCTTACGAACAAATTCGATTAGAAGTCGATTATTCTAAATTAGATTCGATCACTGACGAGATGTCTGAAGAAGTTCAGAAATCCGTTCGGGTTCTATCTAAGAAGTTTAAAAGGTTTCTAAAGAAATTTACGCTAAAGCGTAAGTGGTACTTAGGGTCCTTAACAGATCCAATACAACCGTGGCAAAAAGTGTTAACAAGCTTAACCAAAGGTCCAAATGGACCTGCAGTGGCTTGTTCACATCTTGATGCAACAGCCGTAGTGCAAGACAAAGTCCTAGCCTCATCCATAGAGGAACTCAATCGTGCCCTAGGGCAAGAATGGATAACTACATGGATGAAGCAACAGGCTTTATCGAGTACTAGCAAAGACAATCTATTTACCGGTAGGTTAGGCTTCTCGGCCGAACCAGCAGGTAAAACGAGAATATTTGCTATTGGAGATTACTGGTCCCAACTATCATTAAAGCCTATACAAATTTCTCTGTATAGGACACTACAATCAATAAATACTGATGCTACTTCTAACCAAGATAAAGGATTCTCATCCTTAATCGAAGAAAGTAAGGGGCACAGAACTTATTGTTTTGATCTTTCATCAGCCTCAGACCGTATTCCTGCAATAATGCAGAAACACCGCCTAGAGTTGATGTCTAATCGACATGTAGCCGATAGTTGGTTCAATGTAATGACGAAACGGGACTTTTATATCAAAGCTACAGGACAAAGTATAAGATGGAAGATAGGTCAGCCTTTAGGCTTACTATCTTCATTCCCAAGCTTTGCTCTGTGGCACCATGACATTGTCCAGTTTGCGGCTAATTGGGAGAATTATCATAAGGGATCAACCTTACGATTCTTCAAACAATACCGTATACTAGGCGATGACATTGTGATCTTTGATACAAAAGTAGCACGGCGCTACCAATGGTTACTTAAAAAGATTGGTCTAGAAATCAATCTCTCTAAGTCAGTCATAGGTAACGAAGGGAATTCCCAAATAGAATTCGCCAAACGGCTTAGTCTAAGAGGGAAAGAGATGAGTTCACTCAAACACAATATTCTATCTAAGAATGATATACACAGTATATTAGACTTAGTAGAGTTATTGGGTAAGAGAGATTTCACCTTTCCAGATACAGGTCATCACGGCTTGTGTCGGATCCTTAAATCAGAGGATCTTCAACGCCTTCAATATATGTTGTGGTTAAGATTATCTTCAGAACCCTCTCTAATTGTTAAGAGAGGTAATTCTGACTTGATTATCAATCGGGACGACATTATCCAAAGGATAATATCGAAACGGACCGCTAACATTATAAAGAAAGCAATGGAGATAAAACCTTTAGATATGGAAACTGAGTTTCCACGTCTTGTAAATGGTTTTACCTCAATTGACGTGTCTTGTGATGCGAAGACCTTGGCAGATAGGAGTATTGGGGACCTATCAGGTTCCCATCCTATTGTGCTGGCATTAACTCAAACATCACGTGAACTACAGTTTCTTATGTTCACAGTATTGGATGATTTAGAACCAGATACTGTTACTCCGGTTGAATACTTACCAGTAGTATCAAGCAAAAGTTACTATTCTGACCTTAAGGCCAGAACACGTTTCTTAAGCAAGATAATACTAGAGTGCTTTCAAGAGGCTCTGGATGATCAGAACGAATCAAAGGCGTAAACATGTAGACAAAGGTCTACACCGGGAAATAATAGGTGTAGTAGCAAATGCTGAG